ACTAGGGGAGAACTACATCTAAAATACACTTTGTTTTTAGCATCTCTCTACGCAATATCAACCTTGGTTTTAACCTCACTCAGTTCAATTCGATAGCCAAGCAAGCACTATCTTGCAGTTTTTCCTACCTTTGCCAGGGCGCAAAAAATCGCTGTTTTTAGAGCGTTTTTCCAGTTTTTCGATATTTCTACATTTTTTTAAGTTTTCGTACTAAATAATGATAGATTCCTCTTGCATCAACCCTAAATATATGCTATTATACCAGGGTGGGGAGGGGTCTAACCCTTGAACAATACACGAGCGCCACGAAGATGGCGCGAGGGTACAAAAAAAGGGTAGCGCCGAAGCACTACCCTTGTTCCCCCCTATTTCAACCGCTTAGGCACTCAGTCGAGTGATTAGCGCTTGAATTGCTGGCTTAGTCGCCCCAGAGAAACCAGTGACATCAAAGCCAACGATGCTCTGGAGGTCGTTCAGCAACTCTTTCTTGCTAGGACCCATATCCTTGCGAGTTGCCGCAGCGCGAGGCGTAGCAATATACACACCTTCGCGTACCAGTTTAGATCGTACACTGCGTACTGACTTTTCGACAGCCTCAGCAATCTGCTCAAGACCCTCATTGCCAACTTCAGCGTACATTTCGAGCATTTTAGACACCTGCTCTTTGGTGTAGTTAACAGTCTTTGCCATTGTAAAACCTCACTATTTGCAAAGATGAAGCCATGTCAGAGGCTGGCTGTTCCCTCATTTGATAAAACTACTATATCAAAGTTTTAAGCAACGCGCAAGTGAAAAGTGAATGTATATGGTTCGCGCTTCGCTCAATCCTCTTTCTCAATTTTTTCTATCTTACGCTTTTTTTAGCGCGAGCGCAAGAAAAAAATTGACACTTGCGCTCAATTTTCTACTTGACAACGAGGCGCCGCGGCTTTGAATAGTCGATCTACTACTGCAGGCGGTGCTACATAGACTTGCATCTGAATTCACTTTTTTTGCTTCGCGCGTGCACTTTTTACTTGACTTCGCCGAACTACTACTGGTGCTACGCACATGGTAGAGCAAAGTGGTGGCTGAAAGCATTATTATAGAGCATATCAACAGGCGAGTCAAGAGAAAGTTTTTCAACCATAGGTTGTGTTGTAATTATATCACAGCAAGAGAAAAATGTGCAGAAGAATGTACGATTTCACTTGACAAATGGTCGGCGCGGCCGGGTGCGTATTTATTGTTATATTTCAAAAGGTTAGAGGGTGCCCGGGGCCCCGCTAAAACATTGATTATGAAGGCTTTTTAGCCCTCATAATATGTCATGCCTTCGCTGGCTGGCAAAACCTTCATATCCTCTTGATATCGTTGCTGTTGTGCCTCTCTTGTTTCAAAAGGACAACCGCGCAGATTGCAAGGCATTGCAATGCTGTGAGGACGATTTTGTAATTCTGCATAAAGATTGATTCCACAATGTGAGCATTTGCCGCTAATTGTGCCATAGTTGCGTTTAGCCATTTGATCCCATCCTTGTTAGTGTTTGTTCAAATTCGCGTTGTAGTGTTTCATCATCGCTAGAAGCGGCAAAGTCTCTCCAGACCATGCCTTTCATGTCGTTGATTGGTAAGCGTTTTTTGCGTTTTAGAACGCGATCCAGAATATCGCTCTCAATTATCGCATCTGCCTCGCCTGTGTGTGCTTCCTCAAACCATGGGTCTTGAAACTCAAAGCGATAAACATTCTCAGCAGTTGTCGAAAGATATTTGCCAGATGCTGAGAAAGGGGCAAGTTCACGATAGGCGCGTGGGACAACATTAGCCCAAGCACGCCAAATATCCATCCAGTCAAAATAGCGATTGAAGAAAAAAGTGCCATCATGACGAAGTGAAGTTTTGTTGAGCGCACGCCTGTCAAATGACGCATTATAGGCGCAGAGAATAACGCGACCATCTAGTGAGTTGACCAAGTTGTTAATAAATTCTCGCGCTTGCTCGAACAGTGTTGGCTCGATCTCGCGTCTGTCAGCCATGCCAAGATAATCCTTTGAATAGTAAGAACCTTTTTTAGCAAAAATATCCATCATCAAAAAGCCTCCAGAACCTAGAACCTCTTTGCGTGTTCGCAGACACCAACCAAGGTCAACAACATTATCACGCCCATCAGTCTCAACATCTAGCACCAAAAATTTAGTCGATTTCATTTTCATTCCTTATCAGTCATTGTTGATATAGTTATACAGCATAAATTCAGAAAAGTCAAGCCCTAAAACGACCAATATTGTTCTTTTTGCGACAAAAGTGCATTTTCTTTTCCAATGATTTCAATGAGTTAGCCAGCCCCCGGGCCGCGCTTAAGTGTTTGAAATGATTTCGAAATCTGGATCATCTGTAAGTGATATCCAGCGGCTAGCCTCTGGGGTATCAAGCGAGTGCAAAAAAGCAAAAGGTCCAATGCAATTGCGATGTGTGACAGTGTTTATGTGCTGTCGTGTTTCTGCAATCTCAAACCTAGAGCCAAAAGCAGCAATGCGATTTTTGCCGTGCCTAGAGCGTCCTTTTAGTATTAACATCATGCAACCTCATTTAGTGGTCTAGGATCAACAACCTTGATGCCAAGTTTGCGAACCTCTGATCTAACCTCATCATTGTCATCAAACATGATTTTTTTCATGTTGTGAAAACGAATCTTAAAAAGGTCTTCTAAGAGTTGTTTCTTAAAGATTCCATCTGGTGTAATATCACCTTCTGGTCTTGAAAGAACAATAGGGGCAGCAAGTGCGTGTCTTGCTAAGAATGCACGATCTGCATTTGTGAGAGTTCTGGCTGTGCAGATCACAACATGATGTCGTCTTTGTTTTGCTTTTCTGAAAAGTGAAGCCAGAGGAAGTAGAGTATCTTTAGCAATGTTTGAAGGTGTAGCAAGATCAAACCATTTTTGTAGAATTAGTTTCCCTTCGCTATCGCGTGGTGTGCGATGCTCGCTATCTATAACTGTTCCATCTAGGTCAAAAATAAAAACTCTTTTTTCTTTCATTAGGATATTCCTTTTTTGTTATTGATAACCTTTTATAGCATGAAAATATAGGAAAAGTCAAGCGGAAAATTGATGCCAGATGCTTTTTTTGTAGGAGTGTTGTAAATATGTCACAGTGAAAAAGTGTAATGAATTCAATGAGTTAACCAGGCCCCGGGGCCGTGCAAGTGCTTGATATTGTTAAATAATCAAGCCCTTGATAAGTATATAGATAGCCCCACCCCAGATGATGGTATCAGTGGCAACACTGTAAGCAAGATAAAGACCAACGAAAAATTTTTTCATGTCAATCCTCCAGAAAAGTTAACGACCTTGGCGTGCGTAGAGTTTAGAGCGTCTGCGCTTGTGCTTGTTCATGCTAGAAGTTTTGAGCGATCCCTTGCGTCCAGCCTGTGAAGTGTGCTTGAATTTTGGTTCATGCTGGATTTTGGAAGTAGAGAATTTTTTTGCCATTTTTTCATCCTTAGTCTAGAGAGGTGAGGGGGCAAAGCCCCCTCAAGTTAGGCTTGTTGCTGAGTGTAGTCAATCAGCATTGCCAAGCCTTGTTTGGTTGCCCCTGTAAGTGAGGTGCAATCAAAACCAACAATTTCTTCCAGTTGGTTCAAGAGTTCTTTTTTAGTTGGCTCTTGAGACTTTGAAGAAGAAGGCTTGCCCTTTGGGGACGCAATATAAACGCCCTCGCGAACAAGTTTGGAACGAACAGAGCGAACAGATTTGTCCATTGCTTCTGCGATCTGATCCAGACCATCGTTGCCAAGTTCTGAATACATAGCAACCATTTTTTCAACCATTTCTGAGGTATAGTTGACAACCTTTGTAGATGCTTGAGCCATGAGTAATCCTCCTATTTGGCTATTTCGTTTCATTTGATAATATAGTTATACCACAAAAAAACAGAAAAGTCAAGTCAGTAATTTGACACATCCAACCTTTTTGCGTCAATCTTTTGACCCTTTCTTGAGTAGGCTTTTTTAGAGCGCACAACAGCAGGGCGAAAAACTCGCAGTGACTTTGCCATTGGATTTGCTTTTTTGTTCATTTGTTTTCTCATCATGTATATAGTTATACAGTAAAAAATTAAAACTTTCTCGCCTGAGAACGACCAATAGTGTTCAATTCACGACAAAATGCAAATTAATTATTCAATGATTTCAATGACTTAGCGCGCCCCCGGCCGCTGGCTAAGCCATTGATTTCGCTAGGAAATCAACGACTCGCACCAACGCATTATCACGACCCTGATCTTTGTCAGACATATCTATAATTTGCCAGTTGTTATCTGTGGAAAACATAGATTGCTTTTTTATAGAGATGTCATCAAACTTGCTAACAGTCTTAGCGTCATTAGGTGAGAATTTCCAATAACGCAGAGGGTCACTTTCTCGCCGCTCTAACAATGCTCGTTGCTTTGCTTCATCAACAGATAGCCAAATTTTCATAATAGAAACATCTTGTGAACATTCCCAACCAATAACTTTTGACATAAAGTTTTGATATTGACGATCTGAACACCAACCCATAACAGGCTGAAGTAATGCGCGAGAATACCAAGAGCGATCATAGAAAACTATCTGTCCAGATTCAGGAAGTAGTTTTTTCCATTCAGGCAACCATGCTTTCATCATGCGTTTAGTTGGCATAAACGATGGAAGTACCTTATAGGTATATGGTGGAAGATAGCGAGTTAATTCTCGAATAGTACCAGACTTACCAGCACCATCACGACCTTCTAATAGGATAGCCACACGCTTACCTTGGTTATGCACCTGTTCAGCAAATTCATTTAGTTTGATTAAGTTCTCAATACTCATCAGAATATACCTCCCCAAAATCTTCCCACTCTTGTTCCCAAGAGGGTTGACCATCATCATAGTCATCGTCCTCAAAATCGTATTCTAAACATTCGCCACAGCGATGCTTTAGAAAAGCACAGTCATCACATCCAGGTGTGAGAATCTGTTCACGCCTCGCCTCGATTTCCTCAATCGTAGGCTGAAAGTTAGTGTGAAGTTGACTAACAACCTCACCATCAAGAGTGAAAACAGTGTGAAAACCAAAAGCCTTTTGGTGAGTTTCGATGACCATCATGATAATTCTCCTCGTTAATTTCATATATAGTTATACAACAAAAAAACTAAAAAGTCAACAACTAAATTGACCCCAATGCGTTTTTTATGACTAGTGTTGCAAATATGTCACACACCCGAAAAAACTCAATAAATTCAAGGACTTAGCAGGTCGCGCCCGGTGCCTCGTAAGTGGTTGAAAAAGCAGAGAAAATGAGGGCTAGTAATCAGCCCCCATCTGGCGATTGCAAAAATACGCATCGCCATTTATCTCTTTTACATCATCCTCATAGGGTGACGCAATACGACGATAGAGTTCAAGTTTGCAACATTCCAACGCGCCTATCATCTCATTAAGATGGGCATAGCGTGTGCCAGTATGTTTGAGATAGTTATCAATCAGCGTTGTAACTATCCAGTTCAGTTCTCCAGCGTTTGAGGGTACATATTGCAACAGCCCTTCATCACGCATAATCTTGTCTGCTTCAAAGCGTTGTGGTTCAGGAATATAAGGCATTATGCTGTCTCCAGTTCAAGTTCGATTTGTTTAGCAACGCGCTTCATGCGCTCAGTCTCTAGCGCAATCATTGCACCTTCAGTCAGATCATCAGTATTTAACCAAGTCCAATTTTTGAAGTGGGTAAAAGCCACATCAGAGATTTCATTTGGCTTGATTGTTTTACACGATCCAACAGCATATACAGGCTTGCCAAAGCCAAAGGCCATGCCAATCTCAACAAGCGCACCGCGCTGTTCTTCGCTAGCATCTTCACAATATAGCAACACAAAGTCACTATCTCGCACATCCTCATAGCAGAGATTCCAGAGTTGATCCTTACGATTTAGAACAAAATCGCTTTCATTATCTAGATCAATCCAGCGTGCCTTTACAGGGAAACCCTTACCACGCAGAGCCTGAAATTTGCTATTGTGCCAAACTTTTCCAGCAGTGTAAAATGTCAGCATTTTATTTTCCTTCCTTCAAAATCTTTTCAGCCAATTCACGAGCCTGCATCTTTGCAAGGTGCTTGGCTGGGTTTTTAACTACATTCCCAAAGCGATCCTTATATACCGCTGGAATTTTGCGATATGGTGGATCGAATGGTAGTGTATCAACGATAATCTTAAACATCTTTCATTCCTTATTTGTTTATCTTATCTATAGTTATACACGACATTTTTAGAAAAGTCTGTCCTATAAGCGACCAATAGTGTTCAGATTACAACAAAATGCACAAAAAAATAAAAAAAGTTTCGTTTAATAACAATGACTTAGCCCGCCCCCGGGCGCCTCCTAAGTGTTTGAAACTAAACCATATGTTGCGATACCTAGTAGGATAACATTGGTTGTCAGTATCCATATATCTTGACGCTGATAACCATGCACCATCCAAGCCACAGCCGCACCACAACCCATCATCAAAGCCCAATGAGGCGCGCCATTAGCCAACGCGCTCATTTGCCAGATTACAAGAACAGTTCCAATCAAACCAAACATAGCATCACCATATCAGCAAGATTGGAAGTGAGGATACCATCAGCATCCCAAGAATGATACAAAAGATTTCTATTGATTTCCAGAGCATAGTTTTACCTCTCTCAGCGCGATTTCATTGCGTAAGGCATGGATGCCTTTTTTAGATCTAATGATCTGGGTGATCTTAGGCGAAGAGTTCAAAGAGATCTTCTTCGCCTTCTTCATCAAAGGTTTCTGCGAACCATTCTGCATTTCTAGTCTCCAATTCTGATTTAACAGCAGACAACAGTTGAGCATTAAAGCCCACAACATGAGTTCCCTCAAGATTGATCTGGATTGTTTCCAGTTCTTTATCAGTCATTACAGGAACATCTTGAATCATAACTTGCATCGTATTACCTCTCGTTGTTACCCTTTATATATAATACATCTAGCGTGATATTTCAAGGGTTAATTGCGTTTTTCTTTCATTTTTCTTCTAGAGTGTGGCATTTCTGCCACACCTTAATGGATTGTCTCAAACCATTCTTTGATGGTCGCTGGCTTTGCTCTAAACTGCACCGCACCGCTACGCATCTCGATCACTACCGCACCGCTTGCAATCGCTTCGATAAACCGCTCAGCGACTACCCGTTTGCCAACAAACATCTCATTGAAGATCACCTGATTGCCGCGCTTGGTAGCGTCAACCATTGCGAGATTTGGCATCTTCATTTCGATACGCTCGGCAATCTCGGCAATAGTCCAGCCAGCCACCGCTTGACCATTTACAGTGACCTGAACCATATCACCTTTAACAGTCACGCTATGACCATGCTTGTTAGTCGCGCCAGCGCGAGCAATTCCAGAATTAAACCGCTTGGAAAAATCGCTTGGCTTCATACCTTGCGTAAAAGCGAAAGAGAAAATTGTTGTGGGATTCTTAGCATAGTGAACCTTTGCTTCTGTATCAATCGCGGCAAAATCTGCACCCTTTTGATTGCCAACAATGCCACCAATCATTAACGTTTCAAACAATTCACCAACCGCGCCCGCGCTCTTGCGAGTGACTGCATGAGGCTTGCCAGCGATAGCGGCAAAACGAGAATCAAGATCAGAAAAAGAGTTAATCATGGAATAACCTCCGTTGTTCATAATATTAATATAAGCATTATTCAGATTATTTCAACCCCTAAAACGCATTTTTTTCATTTTTTTATTCAATGTTTTCAGTGACTTGTAATTTTTTTTGTTCACGATTTGTTCTCGGCTAGACCCTGATCTGTTCACGATTTGTTCCAAGCGGTGCCTCATGCTAAAAAATGCAATAAAAACAAATAGTTAGCAGGCGGCCGGGCGGCCGTAAGTGTTTGATTTAATTGGGAAATTAGGCTAATTTTGCATTAACCTTATCTGGATGGATAACTGTAATTCCAATTTTTCTTAAAATTGATCTTACAGAAGAAGCATCATCAAACATGATCTTATTTTTATGTTTGAATTGTTTGAGTGATAGAAACGAATTAAGTTGTTTCTTTTTCAATTCACCATCAGGCTCATTGTTGCCATGAGGTCTTGAGATAATTTTATCAACATTGATTCCATTATCCATTAAAAACTCATAATCAGCATCGCTCATATTGCGAGCAGTGCAAATAATGGTATAGGCTTTTTTGCCAATGCGATTGACAAGATGACCAAGCGGTAAAACTTGATCTTGAAAGATTTTTTCAGGCGTTGCCGCTTCTTTCCAAGCGGCAAGATTGAGAGTTCCATCAGCAAGAGTTGCTTGACGATGAGTGCTATCAATCGTTGTTCCATCTAAGTCGAAGATTACGATATTTTGAAAAGTCATTTTTTAATCCTTTAATTGTTTATCTTATATAACTAATATAAGCATTCCAAAGGCAAATTTCAAGAGGCAGAGTGAAAAAAGTTTTGTTTGTTTTCAATGACTTATAAATTAAATTAATTAATGTTTTCAAGGGGTTAGCGCCTGCCTTTTGTTCACGATTTGTTCCGCTGGCGCGTCAAGCTTGTAACCCATTGTTTTTATTGATAAAATTCGGCGCCCGGGCTGGGCTAACCCTTTGAATTAAAAGGGTAAAAAGTAATTAATTTATATTTTTTTATGATAATTCATCGATAACATCAGAGATGAAATCTGGATCATTCATAATGAATGAGATTTGAGTTTTATTTTGGAAATCTTTTGAAACAATTTTAAAGATTTCAGGTATCAAAACTGTTTCAGAAGTTTTGAATGTAAATCCTTTTTGAAGAAGAGTTTTAGCAATTTTTGTTGTATATCTCATTTTAATTTCCTTTCATGAAATAGTTTATCTTATATATTATATATAGCGCATTTCATCATAAATTGCAAGGATAAAACGCCATTATTTTGTATTTTTTTCGCATTTAGCCATTTGTGTGACATTTATGCAACATATCAATCCATTCATGGGGCTAGGGTAGGGCGGTTATGAGACCTGCATTTCAACGCGTGCGTAGCGCCCATCCTCACGCACTTTACACAGGAATTTTTGAAATTTAGTTAAAAGAGTTGGACATAGGCTAAAGCCTATAGTATAGTATACATAAGATGAACAAGCATGAACTTATAGAAATTTTAGTAAAAGAACTTCGATTCATAGATGGGGGTAGAAGTTCTTTAGATACAAAATACGGAATGTCAGAATTCGGACATGACGGGTATCAGTTTACCCACAATGTACATGAAAATGTATATCCTAGATTTATGTTTTTAGAAGAGCTAAATGACTTTCCAACAATTTGCCTACACGCGCTCGAAGAAACCCGTGCCCACATAGGGGCAGGTGTAAAATATGGTAATGTGTTAATCAACCTTCGTGGATATGTTTATGATGAAGATGATGACGATATCAATGCTAGCGCAGAAGCCTTAATCGATGATATCGATCATGTGCTCACACATGTGCCTTCTCGTCATCCTTGTTTTGTAGAACTGCGAATTATAGACATAAGCACTGACGAGGGAGTAATGGCGCCAGCTGGCGTGTGTGAGATAAATATTTTAGCCACCTATTTAGTAGAGGAGCACTCATGAGTGACGAAGATGTAAAAGTATTGACATACTCAGAACAGCTCAATGAGGCGCTTTCAGCGCCAGCCTTAGATCCAACACTTCTTGCTGTAGCAAATGACTATCTCGCTGGTAGCAGCATTGAGAGTTTGTCAGAATCTCACAGTTTGACAATGGACCAGGTAATTGAGATAATAGAAAAAAAGGAAGTTAAATCTTATATTGATAATGTATATCTTTCTCAAGGATACTTAAATCGAGTCAAACGCATGGCGATCATTAATAAAGTGATTGACGAAAAACTACAAGAGGCTTTTGAATCAGGCGTTTATACTAAGAAAGATTTACTCGATTGGATGAAACTTCTAAATGATATGGAAGGTGCTGCCAGACCTAAACCTCAGGCTGGAGTAGCCGTTCAAATAAATAATAACTACGATTCCTTAATGAAGGATCTGCTTGGAGACAAAAAGTAAATGTCAGCAGGAAAGTATAATTTCACGTGTGAGCAAGGAGCCACATTTGATCGTATCATCACATATAAAGACGCAAATGGCACAGCCGTAGACCTTTCTAACTACTTCGCCAATATGCACGTTCGAGAATATGCAGGAGGACCGCTTATTGTAGCGTTTTCTTCTAATGCAACTGCAAACGGAGCTTGCGTCATCTCAGGTAGCTCAGAAGATAGCGAAGACGGAGCCAATGGCAACGTTCGTATCTATATGGCTGCTGCTAACACTGTGAACCTCCCTGCCAAGTCACTGAGATATGACTTAGAGTTACGCTCTCAAACCGGACATGTTACCAGGCTGATTGAAGGAAAATTCAATGTAGTGCCTGAGATAACTGAATGAGCCATGACGTCACTGTTCAAGAATCTACCAACCAAGTAATTATAACTGATCCAAGCGGAGGAACCGCAAAGGTTGTAAGCGTTGGCGTACGTGGTCCTGCGGGTCGCGATGCTGTTGATGAGGTAAATCGTGTACAAGACAATGTATATGCTCTTACCGCTAATGTAGATATAGTATCTTCTAATGTAGATCTGGTTCAATCCAATCTTAGCTCTCTTACTTCTGACTCTCTTACCGATATTGATCTAACTGGCGTCACCGATGGTGATTTGCTTGTTTATGTGGCTGCAAATGCTCGATTTGAAGTTGGGCAAATTGTAGACGATGAAGAGCTCGATCTATCCTCTATACACGATAATGTGGTGGCTCTTACCGCCAATGTGGACGTTGTGTCATCGAATGTCGAGAGCGCTGAAATTCGCGCGGCCGCAAATACTGCTGTGGTCCAAGCGAACCTTGATGCATATGCCGCAACCGCCAATGCACTCATTGCGGGTGGTTCTGCTGGACAGGTACAAGACAATGTTACTGCACTTGCCGCTAATGTAGATATCGTATCTTCAAATGTTGATGCTCTTGAAACGCGTGTCGTTGCCAATTTAAATATACTAGAGGCAAATGCGCAATCGCTTGAAACTCGTGTAAGCGCTAATGTAGACTTAGTTCAGTCTAATCTTGATGCACTAGTAGGTCATGGAAATGTAACCGTTGGTGTGGGTAGTCTGCAGAATGAAATTACAGTTCTTTCTTCAGACGCTAAACACCTCTATCTTTCTGCAAACGTCACATCACCTGATGCTAATATCATCTTCTCCTCTAATCTTATTCCAGATGGCAATGCTGTATATAGCATTGGTGCTCCTGACGCTCAAATTCGAGACATCTATGTCAGTGATGGAACAATCTTTATTGGTGTTAACACATCAATCACCTCTGAAACAATAACACTCGGCAACTTTAATGTTGACGCAGACGGTTCAATTCGCATTCCAGGTGTTGATATTGCAGCTGATGCAAATGCCGTTGAAAGCGTACAGATTGTTGCTAGTGATCTTGCATCTAACGCAGCAATTCACGCTATCACAGGTGAGCTTGAAGATCTAGTTACAGCAAATACAGTACATCTAGTTGCAGCGATCAATGAAATCTTTAACAAGACTAACTTCTCTGCATTGAGTGTTAACACTTCCATCTCAGCTGAGTCGTTAGAGATTTCCACAAACGCATCTGTAGGTGGCATTAGCATCGCCGGTTCAAACATTAGTGCTACAGAGGGAACGCTTACTTTTGACGGCACAGATATACTAGTCCAAGGTAATCTAATTGTAGAAGGCAATACTACTCAGGTAGATTCTACAGTTACCACCTTGCAAGATCCGATTGTCACTCTTGGTGGCAATAGTGCGCTTACAGTGGATGACGGTAAAGATCGTGGTGTTGAATTTAGATACTATGAAGACTCACAAAGCAAGCTTGGTTTCTTTGGTTATGATAATGACGCTAATGCATTTACATTCTTTGTAGACGCTGTAAACTCAGAAGAAGAGTTTTCTGGAACGCATGGCGATGTACGCTTTGGAGATGTAACTCTTGACGATTTAAGTGCAAATGTAGTTGATGCAAACTATGTGGTAGCCTATGACTGGTTTGAGGGTAACGTTCGTGGAAATGTTGAGGCAACAACTGTAAACGTTAGCGATAGCATCACTACAGTAAGCATTGATGTTGAAACACTAAGCGCTAACTCACTCAGTGCTAATACAATTGTTGGTGGTGTAGAAGGTGACGTTACTGGTAATATTACAGGTAACATAGTTTCACAAACTGCAAATGTTACAGCACTTGAGATTGTTACTGTTAACTCGCTAACCTTCCCAACCGAAGACGGAACTTCAAATCAAGTTCTTGCCACCGATGGTGCAGGTAATCTGTTCTTTAAAAATGACAACTCAGGCGGTGGATCAGGTGTTGGAATTGTCTTAGGTGCTCCAAGTGACGGAACGTTTACTGACGGCGCATATCAGTCTTTTGAATCTGGTGATTCACTCACAGATGCAATTGATACTTTAAATGAGGTGATTGAAAATGTTCGTAATGACACATTTGTAAAATCAGTCAGCTTTACCGCTTCTCCTACTAGTGGTAATTCTCCGCTTAGTGTAGCACTATCTATCAGTGCTACAGGCAATGCAAATCAGTATGAAATTGACTGGGGAGACGGAACCTCTAATACTACAACCTCTTTCTCAACTCCTTCTCATACATATACAGTTCCTGAAGGTGGAACTCAAACTATTACTGTAACTGCTAAAAATACATCAGGCAGTGGAGAAGGTTCTGAGGCTTCAAATACTCGTGCAGACTATATTTCTCTTGCAACACCAGCTCCAATTGCTGGATTTACGCTAGCTGATGATACGCTAGACTCCTCTTCTAGTGTATCACTTACAAATATTTCACAATATACAGACTCCTATGAAATTGATTGGGGAGATGGATCGGCTAACACTTCACTAGGCTCTAGTGGAGCAGGCACTCCAGGTGGAGGTGCGATTACTCATGCCTACACCAATACGGGTGGAGATGCAACCTATACTATAATTTTAACCGCAGCATCCTCGTCGAACGGACAGGACGATTCTACTACAGACGAAGTATACGTGTACTCCACTCATTCTCCCACCTTCTCTTCTAATGTTACATCTGGTAATAATGAAGAAGCCACTTCTGGTCTTCCAGTACGCTTTACTAATACCACTTCAACCTCTCCAGGCGCTAACTCGTCTTATCCAGATACAATTCAGTATGTTTGGACTTGGGGTGATGGCACTACAAACAGCGTGTCATCTGGAAGCGGATCTGCTGGTGATACATCACAAACTATTGATCATACTTTTGCACTTTCAGATCGTGAGGTGCAGCAGACCTTTGAAGTACAGCTACAACTATATAATGGTCATTCATCTTCACCTTTTGCAAGTGCTAACACTACAATTACTGTGAATCCTGATCCTCGTGCAGAGTTTACTGGAACTTTTGTAAATCAGTCTACTGGGCTAACTTCTTCAAGTGTTCGCACAGGATATCTATTTACTGACTATCTTGGTAATAAGCGTAATGTTGTAACCTTCTTAAACCAGTCAGAAAATACTGCTGACTATGAGTGGGACTTTGGTGATTCAAATACTGTTATCTTAGCTGAAGGAGCTGATGGAACGCCTACAGGTGGAAATATTGTTCATGAGTACGCAACTGTAGGAAACTTTACAGTTGAGTTAACAGCAAATGGAACATACTCTCTCAGTGCTACTGATGATACAGATACTCTATCTAACTATATCACAATAGCCTCTAACCCAACACCTCCTGCAGGCTTAAGTTCTAAGACTATTACAATGAGTGGAGAAGATGTTGGTACTGATCCAAAACTTGCAGCTAACTTTGACGACAATACTGGAGGTGCTTCTGCCACTGCAGGTGATGACTTACCAAGAACTGTAGATCAAGTTGGATTTATTACTACAGATGTTCTTTCAACTTTTGCAGGTACCTCTAACACAGGAACGCTTTCTGCTACAGTGAATGGAAGTGTAGATGGTTCAAAAGCATTTACTACAGGTGATGATTCAGGCACTTATACCTCACTAGTTATTTCATCTGATATTGATGCAAATACTGTAGATAGCGGTGGTAATACTGTATCTGGCGGTAGTAAAATTTACCCAACAGGCTTCTATCGTGTATTTAAAGCCTATATTCAAAAAAGTGCCACTGCACTGTCTGATGGAGTAAACTCATTTAGACTTTCACACAGTGAGAGTGGCAATACAAATACTCTAGAGTTTATTAAAGAATCGCTAACTACTACCCCAACGATAGACCTATCTAGTGCTACTCTCTCGCAAAACGCAGCTGGAACACAACGTTATATTTCAGGTATTCCTTACTATAATACAGGAGGCAGCGTAACTCTCTCAGGCGCGCAAGTTTATAACTGGATTGATCAAACATATCGTGACACAACAACTCCTTTCCAAATTGAGGCAGGTACAAATGACGAATCTACAAGCGGAGATGTTATAAACTCACAAACAAGATCGTATACTTCTATTGATGGTAGCTCTACTTTCTTGTCTGGAGGTATTCCAATTAAAGGAACAGGAATAAACTCTGGAGCTGCCTACTCTCTTGGTAATATTAATATTAATATAGATGGAACAGCTCGTGCAATAGAAACACTAAAATTTAGGATGTTAAACGTGAACGGATCAGGATCTTATTCAGAATTTACAGGAACTAAAATTCAAGCCTATAGTGACTCAATTTCAGGATTTAATGAAGAGCTTATCACTGTAAGTGATGATTTAGGAGCAACCTATGATGATGATGGAAAACGTATTGTAATTTCTGGTGCATCAGGAGCTACACCAGGTTTCAATAGTGCAACTAACTACTATACTGGTGCAGCTTGGAGTGGTTCACAAACAATTGCTGGCACTGACGAGTCAGTTGTTAGATGGGGTACGTTATCACACTTTACTACTGATCTTAGTACTGGATATTTGCCTGTAGGTCCTGACCTAAATACTGGACGCTCAGGTACTCAATATTTTAGAATGGCGTTTAGACGTTCTAACATGAGTAATTTTGTAGTACGTATAAGCGGTCAGATTTCATCTTTCAATATTGCTCTTCCAGGGTCAGGCATTGATGATTCTTCTGGATCTAATGGTTGGTTGGACGCAACTGTTCAGTACGCAGGTGCTGGACAGCCTGGTTCAAATACTGGAAATGGTGGTAATGGATCAGATGGTTGTGCACTCACTGGAGGAGATATTATACCAACAGGAACTTCAATATCTAATCAAACGTATACTCTAACCTTTGGTACAGAAAACGCATCTAACTCAACCGGTAACCAAGTATTAATTTCTATAGGACTTGCTAGTGGTGATTCTATCACTGCACTAAGCTTCGAGGAGACTTCATAATGGCTATTACTGATACCCAAAAAGTCGACTATCTATGGAAAAAAGTTGGTTATGCAGTAACCAAAACAGATACTAATGCTAATAAACTAGCAGCTAACGAATCTATTCCATCACCAATGTTAAATCGTGGCGATACTTCTTGGATTCAAGCTGATAGAATTCCTGGAGTCAATCCTGCAACCTCATCAGGAGTTGTTACCCGATACTCAGACGCTGTAGGAAATACAGTTGAGTGTTCTGCTGATAATACAGCTGCCCAATATAGAACATGGAAAACAAATCTTACAAACTGGATACCACCTGAATTTGGATCTACTTATCTAGTTAGTGTTTACGTTGCAACCGCTGGTGAGAGCTCTCCTGAAACAAACGGTACAAAACTTTTTACAACAGGATCAGGTAATAATGATGAGTGGTTCTTTGACTACTCTTCAGGAGTATTACACTTTATTGGTACAAACCTACCTAATGGTATAAATTTTTCAGGTAAAAGTATTTTTATAACAGGCGCAAGATATACTGGAACTATTGGCGTAGAAAATATATCTGAGTTAGCAGCTGTTTCTAATATTACTTTTTCAACCTCTAGTGCTGTAATTGATACTGCTATAGCAACTGATGTTGCAATAGGAGAGAGTGAGATAAGCACTTGGAATAAAAATGACTTCAATTTTGCAAAGCTAATTGTGAATACTGAAGATATTACATATGGACAATATCAAAGTTCTGAGGTATTATTAGTTCATGATGGAACGAATGTAAAACTAACGGAATATGCGTTAATATATACGTCTACTGAACCTTTAATAACTTTTAATGCTTTCATTGAAAGCAATAATGTCGTACTAAAAGCAAATGCGAATAGTGCAAATAATACAGTTAGAATTTTAAGAATTCTTAACTAAGGAGATACAGAATGGCCACTGAGCAAAAAGACTTTAAGGTCAAAAAAGGTATTATCGTTGGAGCAAATATTGCTTCGGTAACAAACGGTTTCCTTTATGACTCAACAGCAAATACCCTATCTGTCGGCGGATCGAGTGTGGCACTCCAATCTGCCGTAGATACCGTACAAGATAATGTAGCAACTAATGCTAGTTCAATTCAAACTGGCGTTGCTAATACATATAACACATATACAACTCTAAATGGGCGTATTAATACAGTTCAAGGTAATGTTACTAGCTTAGCTAGTGATGTTAGTGCTCTTGATAGTGATATTGATACAGTACAAGATAACGTTGCAACTAATGCTTCAAGCATTACAACACTAAGTGGGGATGTTGATACAGTTCAAGATAACGTTGCTGCAAATGCTGGACGTTTAGACTCACTAAAATACTATCGCACTATTACAGCTAATGGTGTTAATATAACAGCATCTTCAAATGCTGATTCGTTAACTCTCGCAGCTGGTGATGGTATTACTCTTATCGGTGATGCAGGTACAGATACTATTGAAATTCATGTTGACGGTTCAACAGACATTGATTCTGTACAAGATAACGTAAATGCAGCCGAAGCAAATATTGCTAGTATCATTGATGGCACTACACCATTTACTGGTGCAGTTACAATGCAAGACAATCTTACAGTTAATGGTGATTTAATTGTTGGAGGTTCAACAACTTCAATTGAATCAACTGATACTACTATTTCTGATAGAACCATTGTTCTTGCTAATGGCGCTTCAAGTGCATCATTTGATGTTGGTTTACTCTTAAATCGTGGAAGCGACTCAAATGTGTTTGTTGGTTATGACGAATCAGCAGATCAGTTTGTAGCAGCCTTTACTACTGATGAAGGTGGAAATGTAACTTCTGACTTTACCATTGCTTCATATGTAAATGCTCGCTTTAATAACATTGTTGTTGATGGTACCGTTGATGGTGTGGACATCGCTACTCGTGATGGAAACTTAACAACAGTTGAAACTGATCTACCTACAATTTCAGGTAATACAGTTGCTAACGAAGGTCGACTAGACTCACTAAAATACTATCGTACCTTCCAGGTATCTGGAGAGTCTGACATTGAAGCATCAGCTAATGCAGATAGCTTTACTTTTGTAGCAGGCACAGGTATTACCCTTACAACTGCAGCTGACCAATTAACGATTAACTCAGCAGTGGGTGGCGATATTGATCAGGTACAAGACAATGTTGCAGCTAATACTACAAAGATTAATACTGTATCGTCTAATGTTGATACTGTACAATCAAATGTATCGTCTCTACAGAGTGGATCAACAGCCTTTACAGGAATTGATTTAAATGGTAATCAAACTCTAGATGGTGGTAATTTAACACTCGATTCAACCTTTGCTATTGAGTCTAACTCAGCAACAGGAATTGGATCAACAGAAACTACACTATTTAGTTTCCCAGGAGCTACATATCGTGGTGCAGAACTACTACTCATGACGCAAGATATTACTAATTCAGAGTATCAAATTAACAAAATGTTAATTGTGCATGATGGTACAGATGTACACTTCACAGAATATGGAGCTGTACATACTGGAACAGACGAACTAGCAACATTTAACGTCGCAATCGATGGATCAGACGTTATTTCAATTAAAACAACAGGCGGAAGCGCTAATAAGAAAATTACTGTAGCTCAACATCTATTATTACAATAATGTTAGCTAATTAGTGGATAGGGAAACTAATGGCACAACAAGACTTTAAAATTGATGGACTCAATACGTCCAACGTAAAGCTTAGATCAAACGGGTTTTATACAACCTTAACAGCTAATGCTGATCTTGCATCTAATGTGTCATTACAACTTCCTGGCTCTGTTGGAACATCTGGACAGGTTCTCACTACTGATGGTAGTGGGAACCTTTTCTTTTCTTCTTCTACAGCAGATACCTCTGTTTATGTAGGAGACACACAAGTATCAAATACCTCAATTATACTTGAAGCAGGTAATGGCGTATCTCTTACAGCTAATGCTACTTCTTCTGTAGTGACATTCACTACAAATATGAGTAATGTAACTTCTCAAACTATTCCAGTGGATGGCAGTGCTAACTCTTTTAGTTTGGTTAAAGGCGTGGCTAACTCTCATATGGTTCTCATTTCTTACAATGGATTATTACAAGAGCCAAATCAGTATGAAATAACAGGATCAACATTAAATATCTCTAACTCAAAACCACTTATAGCAGATTCAACTCTTGAGGTACGTTATTTTGATTTTTTTGATTTTTCTGGAGGAACAGGATCACCAGCACCGGCGCCTGCTCCATACGCTTTCCAAGGAACTTCTTACGGTTATATGAGTGGAGGTTATGTTGGCAATCTGGGTGTTACAGATATAGAGAAATTTTCTTTTACTTCAGACTCTAACGGTACTGATATAGCAGATTTATCGATTGGTCGAAGACTTTTGGCTGGAACATCTTCTACAACTTATGGATATGTACACGGCGGTTTCCCCAATAGGCCAAGTAATATAGAGAAATTTTCATTCTCCTCAGATTCGAATGGAGTAAGCGTAGGAGATTTGACCGTAGGACTGAATCAAAGCACAGGCCAGTCATCAGAGTTTTATGGTTATGATTCAGGAGGACTCGAACCCAATAATACAGCTAAAATAGATAAATTTCCATTTTCTTCAGATACAAATGCAAGTAGGGTTGGAAATTTAACAAATGCTAGAGGAGGCCTTGCAGGACAGTCTTCATCAACTCACGGATACGCTACTGGAGGAGGCGGCAGTAATATTATCGAAAAATTCCCATTCTCTTCAGATACAGATGCAACTGATGTTGGTGAATTAGCAGCTACTAATACCAGCGGTGCTGGACAGAGTTCAAGTACTCATGGTTATCATATTACACAACAAGTAATGAATAAATTCTCTTTTTCTTCTGACTCTGGAGCTACAGACATTGGAGATACTGTAGATTCAAGAATTTATCAGGCGGGTCAATCTTCTACAACCCATGGTTACGCTACTGGTGGCCCTGGTAGTACCACAATTGATAAACACCCATTTTCTTCTGATACAAATACAACAGACGTAGGAGAGCTTTCAAGAGCAAAGTCTCAAGGTGCAGGACATCAGGTGTAAAAACTCATGACAATAGAACTTAAAATTGGACAACTAAACACATCAAACGCCACCGACGGAGACTTACTGGTCTACGTAGGTGCGAATGATGTTGTTGAGTATCGCGATGTTGTTAGTGATATTGATTCTCGCGTTTTAGCAAATGTTAATGCAGTTCAAGATAATGTAGATACTTTTGCTTCTTATGCAAATTCAACTTTTGTTTCTTCAGTATCTGGAACTGCAAATGAAATTGATGTTTCAGGATCAACCTCTGTTACCCTTTCTCTCCCAGATAATCTGATTGCTCCTGGTGATCTAACTATTACAGGTAATTTAACTGTTAGTGGTAATACTACCTATGTTAATACTGAGACTCTTGAAGTAGAAGATAATATTATCACTCTAAATTCATCTCTTGGAAGTGGAGTAACTCCTACTGAAAACGCTGGTTTAGAAGTAAATCGCGGAGCTCAAGCAAATGTACAGTTCCGTTGGAATGAAACTCTTGAGACTTGGGAATATGGAGAGGTAGATACTTCAGACTTTATTCGAGTAGATCAATCTCAGTCTATAGTTGTGTCAGCTCGTAACGAGTCTGGTTCTACTATTGCTGCAGGTGTTCCTGTTTATATTACAGGATATAGTGCTGGTGGATCACGACCAACTATTGCTCCAGCTGATGCAGATTTAGCAGGTGCGATGCCTGCACTTGGTATTACTCTTGAATCAGCAAACACAAATTCAAACCAAAGAGTTGTAACCTACGGTACTATAACAACGTTAAATACTTCGTCCTTTGCCCCAGGCGATGAGCTTTATGTATCTACAACTGTAGGTACACTACAAAATACACGTCCTACAGGTTCAAGCGTTGAAATTCAAAAGATTGCAAAAGTTCTTCGTGCTGATGCAACTGATGGCTCTATTATTGTTATGGGCGCTGGTCGTACTAATGCTATTCCCAATCTTCCAACAGATCATGTATTTATTGGTGATGGAGGAGCTACACATACAACAATTAATCTTAATGCCACAATACAAACACAAAGTGCTGCAAATGACTATAGCACTTATACCACTCTTGTAAGCTTAATCGATACAGTACAAGATAACGTAAATGCTATACCTGACAGTGCAGCTAACGATTATGCAACATACACCACTTTAATCTCAAGTATTAATGCCGTTCAGGATAATGTAGCTCAAAACGTACACCAAATTACCACTACTGGAAATACTACTACAAATTCTATTGAGGTAGCAGGCTTAAAAACTGACTCTCTTCGAATCGGAAGCACTGATCTTACAGCAACAGCTTCTGAACTAAATCTTTTAGATGGTGTTACAGGCATCACCCTTGGAAATGCTAATGAATTACTAGTCGTAGGTGCAGATGGTACTAGTATCGTGAGTGACAGTACTCTTGGAGTCGACACTGGTAATAACAGACTAGGTATTAATCAGACTAACCCTGAAGTCACTCTTCATATGACAGGTGAAGGTGCTCAAACTGCTCAAATTCGAATGGAGCAGCACAATGATAGCAGCGATGCTCCTGATATTAGAACCCGTAAATCACGTGGCACTGCTGATTCTCCTGCAAAAAATGCGGCAGGTGATTTTATATATAGAAGTAATCACGAACGCTATAATGGTAGCACCTATACAACTGTTGGTCAATTAGCGGTTGATACAAACTCTTCGAATGCAGATAGATTTCAACTTACTCTTGCTGTAAGTGAAGATGGAAACACTGTTGATGCAGCACAGGCTCAGTTTAAGATCGATGGTAATGATAGCGGAGCAATTACTTTTAATGATGCCTATACTTTCCCTACAGCTGACGGTTCTTCTGGACAGGCTTTAGTAAGTAATGGTGGAGGACAGCTATCTTTTACTACAGTCGCTACCACTACAGCTTTCCAAGCAAATGACCATGCAACCTACACTGCAGTAAGTAGCTTAGTTGATACTGTACAGGCTAATTTAAGCACTGATGTTGCAGTTTTAGACAGTTTTGCATCTTATGCTAATTCTAACTTCGCACTATCAAATGAAGCGGTTACTTTTGCAGATCTTGAAGTTGCAAATCTTGTTGTTAGTGGTAACTTTACAATTGTTGGTGATGTAACAACTATTGAATCAAATAATACAGTTGTTAGTGATCCTCTTATTCTACTTAATAATGGTGTAAGCGGTGCAAACA